GGACCCCCCATGCAAGGCCCGATTGGGTTGACGCGGCTTTTTACAGCCGCGCACTTGGGGGGTTAGCGCTTATGTGAAGCGCTTTAACTGAGGAATGGCGAAATCCATCACCTCAGCGACATAGACATTCCAGTCTCTGTCTCGTAGGTCGAACCTACCCACGGCCGTCGGTACATAGTCCCATGATGGGACGCACCGTAGTCGGACTTCCGGTTTCGAAGACGACATCCCGTCGTCTCTATCGCCTCGGAGCGATAGGAACCCGTCTCTTAAATAGCCGCCGAGAAACGACACAAAGACACCGTCACGGTTGTTACCCATGACGTAGTCGCGAACCTTCCCAGGTCCTTGCCAGTCGTACTCTTGTACCTTGAATCTCTCTTGTCGGTGTAGGGTCCCCCAATACATCGGGGTTCCTTGGGTCGATATTGAGTAGATCTTCGGGTACCACCACGTTTCAGGAACCTTTACTCCTTCGTCGTCTCCGTCGATGAATGGAATCGGGTGAAACCCGACCCTAGTCAACAGATGTTTGACAGATTCCAGAGTGCGAATTCCGGTTCGCGTGGACCAGCGATTAAGCCGGTTAATGAGGCTATAGCAGTCTGTACGGCGATCAAGCCTTTTCACATAGACCCCGCGGACGTTCACGCCGCAGAAATAGTCATGACCGCACGACTCCCTAAATGGACCAACGTGGTATGATTTATCTAGATTCACCTCGAAGCCGAGCAACTCGAGGGCCCTGACAGTCTCAAAGTAGACATCGCTGTCTACAATGATGTCGTCACCGAACACACCGGCATTGAACTCCGGCGGACGGGTTAGGCTATCTGTGATAAACCCCTCGCTACGCGAGGACCCGAATCGAGCTTGCTTCCCAGCAAGTCGATACACCGCGTGAACCACGGACACGAACAGCAGTGTCTGTAACGGAAAACAGAACCCGTTACCCATCGACGCGACCATGTGAAGGTCGATCCATCCCCTCCCGGGGACGAAAGTCTTTGGTGACCTACACCGCGTGAGCCATCGCCTAAACCACGGCGGAAAAAGCTCAAGTAACGGCATAGATATGCTGTTGGACGCAGATTTGAGATCGATGGTGGCCCATTTGCCACTCACAGACCCGATCTTTGCCATCCACCGATTTTTGTCTGGTTGCGTAGACAAATTAATGCCTAGCGGCCCTAAGACATCAGTCTCGATGAACCCACCTATGCCCAACTGGAAAAACATCTCCAGGGGCGGCTCAGTGGCAATAGTCCTGTCAATATCTGACTGCTTGAGAACAGTGGAGACTTTGCTCCCCAAAACTACCCGGGATCCATGATGGTTCTCGCGCCAATCTTCGGCTGCAGACCACGTAGGATTCTTACAGATAGCCGCGCTATAGAAGCGCCTTAAGTCGGGATTTGCCGTAGCGAGGGTCGAATCGAACAGCTTCGTGAAAAAGTTCGGAATATCGACATCAACGCTAGAACCTGGGCCACACTTGGATAAGTCGGTTAAACGACTCAATGTGGCCGGGCACCCATCGTCATCATGAAGAACACGCTCTAGAAAGAGTTTGATCTCTCCGAGAACGTATTCATCAAAGAGCCTTTTCGGCTCGAGCTTGAAGGAAGCGCACCTCTCGTTATCGGCGATGAAGCCGGCGAGAGCACGCTCACGTGCTTCAGCATGACGCTGGCCTGGGAATTTCTTCCACAGGGACTTGTGGATAGACCACAAGTCAACCTCTCTGACAGACGCATCCGAGGTCGGATACGGTATCGTACAGGTACCCAAATCGCTGGAGATCGCGTTCCGTAATCCAGTCTCATCGACTGAGAAGACAGCACGCTTTTCGGGGCCAGGCCCCGAGTTCACTTCGAGTCACCATCGGCCTGTTCAAAGAGGCCGGCGCGCGGGACGTGCTCCCACACGATGTCGCGTGGCTCGACCAGGACTACGTCTCCCGACGTGCCCTGCCCTTGTGCGGGCTCAGCAACACCCTCCCGGGTGGCTTGCTCCATGAGCCCCTCCGCATCTGCCGCGACTTTCGGCAGGTCTACCTGCTGCCATTCTGTTACCAGGATGGCAGTCCCATCCTCCATGCGCACGATCTCGGGCGCTGGGAGGTCGTCAGTCATGGACCGACGGTTCAGGTGCTCTTCGAGGGCACGGATTTCCTCCGCGATCTCGTTCTTTGTGACGGCCGTTTCCGGACCGTCAGCTGAACCCTGAACGACCATGTCAACAACATTGGTCTGATCGACAGGCGGTGCCGTGTCGGTTTGGGATTCCTCGGGCCCCCCGGGTCTACGGAGGTAGAGGCGCGAAGCAGTGTCGCTTGACTCTGCGAGCGTCTCCAGAGTGAGGTACAGAGACTGGTGAGAACCGCGAACACGCTGTGGAGCGATTCGCGGAAGATATCGAACCAGACCATTCTTCTCAACCTTGCGGTACATCGGCAAGAGCGCGTGTACGAACTCGGTGTCACCAAAACCGAAGTTCCAGTAACGCTTGTTCATCGTACCGAACATGCCCGCTTCGATCATGCGATAAGCAATTTCGACGCAGTCATCCGAAAAGACCTTGACGTTGGTATCGATAACGCCGGTCTTCGTGCTCAAGTACAGTTTTACTGTATAATTCATTCGTTTCTCCTAAGATTCGATGATGCCAAAGGGTATGTGAAAGGGCGACTTCTAGTCGCCAGCAGCACAGCTGCCAGTCACGAAATGTTCGTGACCAGCGTGTCGCCAACGCCAGCGCTGTTCGCGCTGAAGAAGCCGACACCGAGCGAGACCATCGCGCGGATGTTCGCTGCGTCTGCCGTGTCCGAACCAGCGGGGATTGCGAAAGTGGAGTTCCACTCCGCATTCTTGCTGGGTTGTCCCGCGAGAGGAACAACTGCTTTCCGGATCACCAGCTTTTGAATGTTCACGGGAACGTTGTTGATGACGTTCGTCACGGGGTTCGGTTTGCCGATCACCTTGTAGGTGAGGGCCTTCCACCACGTGAACGTGAACGGTGCCGACCCGGTGTGGGTCGTGACACCCGTCTGGGTTCCACCCAGAGCGGTGACGGCGTACTGCTTCCCATTCACAGCCGGAGCTTGATCGCTCACGAACGTGTAAGTGGGAGTAGTGAAGCCCGTCTGCGCACCCCCGGTGATGGGGGATGAAGGCGCGATTGCCATTTTGAGTTTCCTTTATGAGAAATGTGAGTTACGGGTACGCACGTCTCGTCCCGAGAATAGTGCCAGCATATTGGGTATTGCCAGCCCATCCGTCGATGGCAGGTTGAAGCTAAGTGTGGGTAACACCAAGCTGCTCTGCGGCGAACGTGACATCTGCGTCGTCGAGGCCTTAAAACCACCTAAGTCCCCGGCAATCGTAGTCCGGGTATTCGTCCACACACCACCGTCTAGGAGCGGGGTGACTACGTTAGTGTATTCAACCGGCGCGGAACTCTCCCGAGTCGCACCGTACACTAATGTTTTGTTGAGCCAAGCAATTCGGCTTGTGTCAGTGACCATTGCAGTCACGACATCAGCTACGTTCGTCACGTAATCAACGACGAAAGACCAGGGAAGCAGATTCCAAATTGAAGGAACCCAATTCTCTAAATCATATGCGCCGAGGAGCTGGTAAAGCCTATGTGCCGACCCTTTTGCGGCCGAATCTACATCGGAATGCAAGGAAGCTTTGTAGATAACTTTGACGTACTGTTCCGACTTCTCAGTCAGTAAGTAAGGGAAAGCTCCATAATAGCCCCTGGTCGTGTAGACCGTAGCATTGCTGTCTTCTCCAAAGCCGCGGATGCGTACATGTGGGTGATCGAACTCCCACCGCGCGACTGTTTCAGCTAGGTCCTTCGCGTCCTTGACGAGGGGACGGATGCCTAGTGAGAACGACAACCAACCGTCGACGAGTTCTTCATGAACTCTTTGCCAAGTTGATTTACCACGAACCGGCTTGTTAAGCCGATCGAGAATGGTAGTGTCTCGAACGGGAGAACCGTTCAGACCGACACGGAAGCGACCGATATATGGTATCAGCATCTTTTGCTGACTAATCATATGTTTGGCCGACATCCTAGCAAGGCTTTTTGCGACGTCACCGATCCCTTTGACGCTTTCCCTGAACTCTCCAGCTGTTACGATCGCTTGCATTTGCGATCGCTGCTGACGCAGCGCTGAATAAAACCGGGATAACGCCTGGGCGTCTGCTTTCGAGGAATCCAACAAGAACAGTTGAGGTTTGATGGGAGAGATCATCTGCCCGTCATACTCTTCTATCAAGGTGAAGAGACCTCCTGGAGCTTGGGGCTTTACCCACCCCTTTTCCGTAATTTTCTGCGCAATGCCTGAGCGCAGGATCACGGACTGCTCGCCGCCAGTCATGGTTGTTGTAGCACTCTGTCCAAGCTTGACAGCTTGACGCCACTTCGGGTTCGAGTAACCAGTTCTCCACCTGTTGAAAGGCAAAGAATACGGACTTCTCTGATCCGTCATGGATCCATCACCGTAGTAAAACCGATGATGGACGACTGAGCCTATGACTGTGTCAACACTTTTGGTGTAAGCCACGAGTACTCCAGTTATAGAAAGAATGGCAATGAAGCCACCACCGATCGGCCCCCATGGGGGCC